GGAGGAGGCGGGGGCGGTGGTGGCGGTGGCGACACTGTGATTACCACAAACTACGTCAAACCTAAAATAGCTACTATTTTGCCAAGCCTTATGGGACAATTTAACAATCCATTGACACCATCTCCTTCTGCTTACACCCCTGCTGGTTCTATTCCAGGTCAAGAGACGGGTAAGGAGAGAGAAGATGTTTGGAACGTGGAATCACTCAGAGAAGGACTAGGAATCTAACATGGCTACAGGACTTAAAAACATCACCAAAATGGGTACGGATGTACGCAAGATAGCTGCTCTCTTACAAAAGAAAGCACCTCCTGGTCACATGTTGGCCTACATTTCTGGGGAAGAAGCTGACCTTTTGAGAGAAAGAGGCGGTAGTGGTAAGCACATGCCAGACACAGGAATTCCTAGTTTTGAGGTAGAAGAAGATACAGGATTTGGAGAAACTCCTGCTCAAACACAACCCATCACAAGTGGTGGTGAGGAAACAGGATTTGGTACGACAGCAGGACCAGGTGTTGGTGGAGAGACTTTATCTCCCTTGCCTAGCGTACAAACATCAACATCACCTGTGGCTAACGTAGATGTCACAAGTGCAGGTCCCGCACAAGATTTAGGTGTTACTCGTGAGTACACGCCTACTCCTACTGCTCCTTATACAGCCACATCAGCAGACAGAGCTGCGTTGTTAGGTGACCAAGGTTACGGCGCTACTCCTGCTCAACAAGCTGGTGTTCAAGTTACTCCACAGGCTCCTAAGACAGATGAGACTGGTAAGCCCATGTTTGACAACAAAACATTGGCTGCTCTTGGCATTTCTAGTTTAGGTGCGTTGTTGACGGGTCGCAAGGCTGCTCAACAAGGTCAAGCTGGAGCACAACAACTGCAACAGTTAGCCACACCTTATCAACAACAAGGTCAGCAATTACAAGCACAAGCACAAGCAGGAACTCTCACTCCTGCTGGACAACAGTCTTTACAAGCCTTGCAAGCTCAAGTGGCTCAAGGTGTTCAGTCTAGAGGTGGTGTGGGTGTTCAGCAAGCGGCTGCTGCTGTGGAACAACTCAGACAACAGTTATTGGCTCAACAGTATCAGTTGGGTCTGCAAATCAGCGGTATTGGTGACAACATTGCTCAGGGTGCTATCAAAACAGGTATGCAAGCTGACCAGTATGTTAACCAGCTAACGTCCAGTTACTTTAGCAATATTGCACGTATAGCAGGTGGTGTACCCACAACCACATCTATCACAATACCTACTGGAGCTAACCCATGACAACCAATGTAACACCTGCAGATGACTTGATGTCGCCTGTAGAACCCAAATATCCAACCTCTGGCAAAAAATTAAGTTTGCAAGATATTGTTGGTTTTCAAGAGCCTTACATTAAAAGAAAAGCTGAAATTCAAAAAGGCATAGCTCAAGCTGGCGAAGAAGAGGCTAAAGGAAAGCAAGAACAAGCAGAGATTTTGTCCATGGGCAAAAAGGAAGCTCAAGATGTTTATGGAGCTGCTGAAAAACAAGCTATGGGTACGTATAAAGAACGTACCGAGGCCGAGCCTATTCCAGCTTTTGTGCCTACTAAAGATAATGCTCAAGACTTGGCTTCTTTATTCAGCGTTATTAACGTGATTGGTATGCTAGTAGGTGGTGGTGGCAGAACCAATGCTGTCAATGCTATGGCTGCTATGGACGGTATGGCTAAGGGTTATCAACAGGGTAGGCAAGATTTGTATAAACAAGAGCGTGATACGTTTGAGAAGAACTATCGTGCCATGTTGCAAAAGCATGCTGAGTTCCGTAAAGAAATGGAAGATGCTATTAAGTTGGCTGCCACCAATAAAGAGGCAGGTTTAGCTGCTGCTGAGTTGGCTGCAACTAAAGCAGGTAGTTCTATTGTTAAAGCGCAGATTCGCAAAGGTGACTTGCTAGGTGCTTACAAGAATGTAGACGAGTCTCAGAAGGGTGCTGAGAAGGCTTTAGATTTTATTGAAAAAGAACAAACTAGAGCACAAAACGCTATTGATGCTGAACGTAGACACAGAGAAACTTTGGCTTCTCAATTGGCTTTAAAAGAGGCTACTTTGGCTGGCAAGCAAATGGATAAAGTTTTGCCTCTTACTCAAGGTGTCAGAGGTGTTGAGTCTTTGCTAACTCAATTAAAAGACCCAGAAGTAAGAAGTGGTCTAACAGCCAAGCTATCGCCAATATTGGAAAAACTTCAATCTATTGCAAGCGATGATAAGAATGAATTTGAAAGTGCTGTTACTAAAAACTTAACGGGTACTGACAAAACAACATTGTTCTTGAAAGACGCTTTGCTTGAGACTTATGCTATTGAGCGTGCAGCCAAAGGCGGTCAGCGTTTGACCGTGCAAGACATGAAAACCATTGGTCCTGTGCTTGACCCAACTAATTACAAGCCTGAAACCTATGAGGCATTGTTGGAACAAAGAAGAAAGTCTTTGTACAACAACTTAGGTGACTTGGGTGTTGGTCCAGAAAAAGTAAGAGAGATGTCTCAACAACGTCCTTACACGCCTTTTTCTGGTGAAGCGACATCTAAACCATTGCCAAATGAAGAAAAGCTCAAGGCTTATGCTGATGCACATTTTGGTGGTGATGTCACAAAAGCCAAAGAATATCTTGCAAGTCAGGGGTACAAATAATGGCTGTAGACATTAGTGATTTACCTGCACCACCCAAGGGTGCTGACATTTCTGATTTGCCAGCTCCACCTAAAGAAAAACAAGCATCTACTCGTGCTGACATTCTTTCTGACATACCCAAGGGTGCTGTTTCTAACCTAGAAAGTTTAGCTAGGGGTGCGGTTGCGGGTATTCCTGCTACTGTTGGTTTACCAGGCACACTAAGTGTTTTAGGTCAAAAAGGCATCAATATTGGTGCTCAAGCATTGGGTCAACCAAAGGTATTTGATGAAAAAACATCATTGCCTGAAGCTGGTCCTATATTTGAAAAAACATTAAAAATGATACCCAGGGCTACTTCCACAAGGAGAGAGACCAAAGGCATGGAAGAGCTTGGCTCTATAGCAACACCTGGACCTAAAATGGTTGTGGGTGCAGCCAAGAAAGCGGCTGCCTTGCCCCAAGCCTTGCGTACCACTATGGGTGATGTTTCTAGCGTTTTGAGAGCACCTACACCTGTTGGTAGTCCAGAGGGTTATGTTGCTCTTGGCGAAAAAATTGAGTCTGGTCTTAAAGGCGAAAAAGGTGAGTTGTTAAGACAAAGACAAACTGAAGCCAATCAGTTGTACAACAACGCCAAAGATGTTGCTAGAGAAAAACAAGTTCAAGGACAACCTTTTGCCAAATCAGGTCAAGGTCAAAACTTATTGCGTGAGCTTGAGGCGGAAAAGTATTACAAACAAGGCGGTCAAACTTTCTTAAAAGGTGAAAGTCAACGACAAGGCATAGATAAACTCATCAACGCCATCAAAGGTGAAACCAAGGGTGGTGAGGTTGTGCCTGTTGGCAGAGGCAAAGTTACGTCTCAAATGACACGCAAAACACCTACTCAAACCACAGAAAAAGATATTGATTCTGTAATTGAAGAGTTGCGTTATTTGAGGGAAGTCAATAAGCCTGGTAAAGAATATGAGGCTTATAACGCTTTAGAAGCTAGATACAGAAAAGGTTTAGCTGACAAACTAGAGCAAGCGTTGTATAGCTGGAACGATGAATACAGGGCTGCTGACGAGGCTTACAAAGCTGCCTCTGCCAAACTTGCTCCTTTTGACACCAATTTGATGAGACGCATATTGTCTAAAGAAAAGTTCCAGCCTGGTGAATTGGCAACAGATACTGAGTCATTTGCTAAAAACTTCTTTAAAACAAGAGATACCGTTGCTCAACTCAAAGAGGCAACCAATGACCCAACATTTGTCAAAGATTTGGCTAAAGACTATGTGGCTACTATTTTCAGCAACAAAGAGCCTAAAGCGATTAAACAATTTGTTGCAGACCCCAACAATCAAGGTTGGTTAAAAGAATCTGGTATTTTGCCAGAGGTACAACAGTACGCCAATCAAGTTTCGACTCGCCAAAACTTTAAAGACATTGCAAGAGTTATGGGGGCAGGAGCTGCTGCTGGTTTAGTTGGTTATCCAGTTGCTCGTCAAATAGGTTCATATTTCTAGGAGGTTGATATGCCACTTAAAAAAGGTACAAGTCGTGAAACGATTTCAAAAAACATCAGCAAGCTCACCAAAGAAGGTGGCAGGCCAAGGAAGCAAATTATTGCTATTGCTTTGTCAACGGCTAGAAAGTCCAAAAAAGGAAAGCGTAAGGCCAAAAGATGACCAAGAAGAAAGAAAAGGGTTTGAACCCAGAGCTTGAGAAGGCTATCAATAAACTCATGGCTGAGGTTATGGTTGACCCCACAGCTACCATTGTGGACAAGATGAGGGTGATAGATAGAGCACTCAAGCTAGAGGCTTTGAAGATGAAAGACGATGATTCAGCCTGGGGCGCAGGATTCATGTCAGATGACGATGATGAGTAGATGTGATAATATGGTTATTCCATTATTAAAGGAGAAACTATATGGACGCAGTTCAAATCATACGTTTGGCATTAGGGGTCATATCAGAGAGGCTCATCAAGATTATGGGACTCATGATGTCGTGCGGTCTAGCGGCTTACACGATGTGGGACGGGGGTTGGACAAGAGTAGCGACTCTTGCTATATTTGTGATATTCACGTACCTTATGGTACAAAACAAGGAGAGTGAAGATGGGAAAGACAAACGTACAGAGAGTTAATCCATACTCTCCCAGTGCTTCTTTTGAGAACAAGCACATGCACGATGAGGCATACAAGCCACAGCGTGACAACGCCATGAACCAGCAGATTGCCAAGTCTGTGCGTCCTCAGTTGCCCAGAGATGGCTCTCCTGACATGACTCGTTGGCAGCCAGGCACTTTGCCTAAAGGTGGTTTCAGAGCTGTGTTTGACTTTTCAGACACTGCTACTTATGACACCAAAAAGTCACCTACATCTGGCGGTGGTGGAAAGGTTTACTGATGGCTCAATCTTCCTTTTCCATGACCCAACATGGTAGGTCAGAACCTTTTGAGCTTCAAGTCTCAAGAGGTCAGATTCCCTATCACAGCCCTGCCAACATCTTTGCTTACGGCACCACGCCAGCTACAGCAGGTTTGTTCAGGACAGTGTGGGAAAACATGGCTACCACAGACTATGCTTTCCCTGGCTCTGCCTCCACCATGACTTTGGTGAGTACTGTTAACACAGACACGGCTACCATCACCATCACTGGACTAGATGCAAGCTACAATATTTTGACTGAAAACTTGGCTCTTAATGGCACAACGGGTGTGACCACAGCCAATTCTTATTTCAGAATCAACAACATAGCGGTGTCTGTTGGCTCTGCCACCAATCCTACTGGTGTGGTGACTCTTGCCACTGGAGGAGTTACTTACGCACAAATCAACACCACAACTGTGTCTGGCTCTACCACGAGCATTGGCACATCACAAATGTCTGTGTACACCGTACCCAATGGTTACACTTTCTATGGTTGGAGATATGGTGCTTATTCTTCTTTTAATGGAAATAGTGCCAACTACACCACTTACAGAGCCATTACCAATGCGTCATCAGGTGTAGAGAAAGTGATTGTGCAAACACCTTTCAACACGACTTATGAAGTTCAAAGACACTTTCCTTATGGATACCCTGCTGGCACAGACTTGAGATTCCAAATTGCCAGTAGTGCTGCCACGGCTGCTGTTGTCAGCGTAAACATTGGCGGTGTTTTGATTCTGAATGACGGTACGTCACAGGGGTACTAATGGACCCCATCACGATATTTGCAGCGTGTAAAGCAGCACACGCAGGTATCCGTGAGTGTATAGAGCTTTACCAAGACTTTAAGAAAGATGGTAAGGACGTAGCGGATATTGTCCAAGATGTAGGCCAGCATCTGGGTGCGTTCTTTACCCATCAAGAAGCCTTTAAAGAAGCTGAGAAAGAGGCCAAGAAGAAGCCCTTAGCCAAGAATGTCTCTATCAATGAAGAGGCTATGAATCGCATCTTGAGACAGCAACAGTTGGAGCAGATGGAGACTGACCTCAGAGAGATGATTATTTACCAGATTGGTATGCCTGGACTCTGGCAGAAATTCACGGAAATGCGTGAGATAGTTAAAAAAGAGCGAGAAAAAGTCGAGCGTGAACAAAAAAAGCTCTGGAGGAAGCTGCTCTCAAGAGACGGCAGTTTATTGACAAATGGCAGGTACGTGGAGCGTTACTTGCTGGTTGCTTTGTCCTCTTGACGGTCTTCTCTGCTCTCATGTATGCTATCCATGTTGATTACGAAAACAGTAAAAATGGAGTTCACAGATGAGTTGGATTGAAAGCATAGCCCCTACCATAGCCAGTTGCTTAGGCGGTCCACTCGCAGGACTCGCTGTAGAGGCAGTCTCTAAGGCTATAGGTGTAGACCCTAATCAGGTGCAGGACACTATCAATTCTGGCAAACTCACTGCTGACCAGATAGCCCAGATTCAGGCTGCTGAAATATCGTTGAAAGAGAAAGCTCAGCAGATGGGCTTGAACTTTGAGGAACTGGCTGTACAAGACAGAAAGTCTGCTAGGGATATGCAGACTACCACCAAGTCTTTTATTCCTCCCCTGTTGGCTTTAATCATCACTGTAGGCTTCTTTGGTATCCTAGTAGGTATGATGACAGGGAAAGTAACTTCTAGTGATGCCTTGATGCTCCTATTGGGTTCTCTAGGTACTGCGTGGACTGGGGTGATTAGTTTCTATTTTGGCTCTTCAGCATCTAGCCAGAACAAAGATGCACTTCTACATCAAAGTACACCTGCAAAATGACGATTCTTACAGAACACTTCACGCTAGAAGAGCTGACTTATACTGACCACCGAGAGCTGGACAACAATCCCAGTGAGTATGAAAAGGCTAACCTAATGCGCTTGGCTGAGTTCCTAGAGCAAGTGAAAGAGACTCTAGGAGGCAAGCCTATTATGGTCAACAGTGCCTACCGTAGTGAGGCCGTGAATACTGCCGTGGGTAGCAAAAACACGTCTCAGCATAGGCTTGGGTGTGCAGCAGATATTAGGGTTCCTGGTATGACCCCAGATGAAGTGGTCAAGGCTATCATTGCGAGTGACTTAAAGTATGACCAAATTATTCGTGAGTTTGACCGTTGGACTCATATATCTGTGCCTAATAGTCCTAATGACCAGCCTAGACTACAACGGCTCATAATTGACAAGCAAGGGACACGTTTATATGCCTAGAAAGTCAGGTCCAAACCTATCAGTAGGCCGAGGAGAAAAACTCCCAGTATCCCGAGGGGGAGGGTTGACAGCCAAAGGACGAGCAAAGTACAACAAAGCAACAGGGAGCAAGCTAAAAGCACCCCAAAAATCAGGCCCAAGACATAAATCATTCTGTGCTCGCAGTTCTGGTTGGACGGGCGAGCGTGGTAAAGCTGCCCGTAAAAGATGGGGTTGTCGTTAAGGTGCAGGTAGCAGTCCTCCTTCAAAGAGATAGCTTCCCATGTGGCCTAGATTAGCCCAAGGAGCAGCGTAAATCTTGATGCCATGCTTTCTCGCTAGATAACAAAAGGCATAGTCTTCAGACAGGAGTCTGCCAGTCTCAGGCTCTATCATCACAGGGAAGTATTCGTGTACCCTGTGGTTCTTTAGGGTTCCTGAAGTGTCTGCTACGTCATTAAGATAGCTCTGAACGTGCTTCTTGAGCTTGGTGAACACACTTCTCTTAATCAACATAAACCCTGTACCGCCATTCCAAATCTCTACTGGCTTGTTAATCGGCACAGTGACAGAACCAGAGTAGTTCTTGAGGTTCACTACCAGGCTACCTGTGTACTTCTTGAGAGAGTCTGCGGGTACACCTTCATGGACTGCTTTCTCTACCCCTAGCCAGTTAATCTCTTTCTTAGGATAAATACCGCAGATAACGTCTACGTCAGAGTTCACCATGTGGATGATGTCAGAGGCATTAAAGCGTATATCAGCGTCTATGAACATGAGATGAGTGAACTCATCATTCTGCATAAAGACGTTGACCAGAGCGTTTCTAGCCCGCTGTATCAGGCTTTCGTTGAACATAAAGCTGTAGCTAGAGCGTATGCCTTGTTCGTCTAGCATCTTCTGCATGGGTAGCAGAGACTGTACATAAAAGCCTGAGCACATCCCTCCATACATAGGTGTTGCTACAAAGATGTGTTTAGGTTTAGTGGCTTTCTTAGCCACAGTTTTCTTAGTTGCCATGATTTTTCTCCTTTAGTTTGGCTTCAATGGATTTGGCAAAGTTAATCCGTATGCTGTTGTTGCGAGCGTTAAGCATTATTGGCGTATTGCCCCACACTTCTTCAATCTCATCATCCGTCAGCCCTACCCATTCACGTTTAGTTGGCAAATCGTATTGGTGTCTGACAAAGACCATCTTATCGGGGTCTGTTGGGTGTGGTTTAAGTGGCATTGTTTTTCTCCTTGACCATCATTTCTGCAACCTGTTTTACATACTCAATGTGTTCTTCAAATGTATCCCCCAATGTCAGGCTGACAAGCAAACCATCTTTGTTTTTTACATTGCTGATGGCAATCAGCAAGGCTTCAGCAAAACCTTCTTTGGTTGTTTTATCAAGTCCATCAATAAAACGTTGTGAAGAATTATTCATCTGTTCTTCTCCTTTAGTTTGGCTTCAATGTCTCTCGCAAAGTCATCCATCCATGCGCCATAAACAATTCGCCATTCAGCAGATAGTAGTTTTAAATCTTCTTCTGTTAGTCCTACCCATGTGCGTTGCTCATCTTTTGTTTCTAGTGCTTCTTTAATGGCGGTGATGGATTTCATTATTTTTTGTATTTCAGGATTCTGGTCAACAAAATTTAAAAAAACATCATTTCTATCACGAACAGCATACCAATGTATGATTTCTTTCATTGAATCCAATGCAAGTTGTAATGCTT